ACGACGCTTTCCTTCCGCGACATTGCCGAGCGTCTTGACGCTGGCAGTAGGGGCGTCGGCGCGCTGGCCGCGCTGAGGTGGAGAGGCCCGGCCGGCAGGTGCTCCGCCTGGAGGCGCTGGGAGGGCCACATCGTCGGCGCTTGCGCCGGCCTCTGCCTGAAATGCAGCTATAGCCTTTTCCATGGCGGCCAGAACTCCGTTCATTGGGGGCCTTGTCATATTAAGGCCCATTTTAGTCATATCTTTAGCTAAATCATCGAACTTGCCTTGTATAAGCGTAAGCTTTTCTTGAGCGGCTCCTTGAGCGGCGCCTTGCTGCTGGGTGGCCTTGCCTGCCTGGCGCTGAGCTTTGGCGGCTTCAACGCCTGCTACATCGCCCTTTAGGCCGGCGACTCCTCCCTTGGCAACTCCGGCTGCTCGCTGACCAAGGCCACGCGCCTGTGCGCCTACAGCCTTCTTTAAGCCGGCACCGCGTGCCTTGAGGCGATCCATAAAACCCTCGTCAATCTCGCCCGACTCCATCATTAATTGTAGCTCTTCCATCACGAGCTGTTCTAATTCGCTTCTTGCTATTTTCATTTTATTGTCCCTTATGATAAAAATAATTTACGGGCGCTACCCGCATGCGTTAGCAACCTTTCTTACACAACCTAACTGGCTGAAGCATCCACTTCATGATCCATATGTTCTGATCCATGTTCAACTCCTAACTGTATTCCGCTATCGCCAAAAACCATATTCAAAATATAAGAGGTGCCCGAAGACAGCCAGCCCAAAATGAAGAAATTAGCAACAGTTACATCAAAATTAAATAGTTCTGTAAACGGAGAAAGCAACATTAAAAACCATCCCACATGAAACCCCATACACATGGGGCACGTTGCCATNTGCTTAAGGCGCCCTTTTTTGGGCCTCACGCGATTAAAAATTTTCCCAAACACAAGTATTTGAGTAAGTCCATACGCCGCCAAGGTAAAAGCTAGTAATTCCATTGTCTCTCTAAATCGTATACAAGTAATAAAGCGAATAAGGATCTCTAACCCAGCCCGATCTAATAGAGCCCTTCTGCACCGCCTGTGGGACCTCTCCCAGTTCCGTAGAGTCTTCCTTGTCTGGGTGTACCAATTCGTCGTCAGTCATTGAAATGATAGCCTCAGTAGATTCGAAGTAGGGACGTTCCTCNCCGATAAAATTAGAAATATTAATTAATGTCATCTTGGCTGTATTGAGCTTATCGCTGTAGGGTGCCTCCATCATGGCTTCCATGGAGCCATAAAAGGCGCCCCCTTGAATCGATTCGGGAATAACCAATCCCTTCTTTTGCAAATAAGAAAAGAAGCGATTCTGTGCGCCATAAGCCAAGCTNGTAATTGTCTCTTTGGGAAAAGCTGTCACCTTNTTTTGCTTAGCAGACAATACAATATCAATATCTCCATGATCAAAAATCATCAAATCCCCATTCATACTTTTACGTATNTCTAGTTCTAAAGTAACTGAGGGTACGTTGGCGCCTTTGCCAATTTTAATGGTGATTGCCATTACTATAGATTTCCTTTACAAGTGCTTGGGTCCTCATCACGGTAATAAGAACATCATCATTGATAGTTTCGCCTGAATAAGAGCTGAGTCGTTCTACGACTTGATGCGTCTTTTGTAACATCTCGTTATCATTTTTAATCTCGTCCACCTCGGAGGCTGCTTTTAGCTGTGTTTTTAAACGCTTGATCTCTTCATTCAGGAACATTTTAAGTTGCAGAGAATTGTCTACAAAAGAAGAAATATAATATCCCAATAATTCCTTTTGTTCATCGAGCAACTCATGATTGTATTTTGCGTTAAACTTCTTTAAGAACGTCTTATAAAGAACATTATCCATGGGTGAGTCCGCATAAGATGGTGGGGTTTCTTCGCCCATGTTCACCACAATTGTGTTTTCTAAAATCACTTGATCTTTCGGAGACGTTTTGTCCGAAAAGATTTGCGCAATTGTGGCCAACGTTTTGTAGTTGGGAACAAAGTTATTAAAAACTGTCGGCGCTAGCGCCACATTTACATCGCGAATTAAATCNCTCTGCTGCTGGAATAGCCCTTGCGAGTTAATCATTCGCTTCTGCAGCTTAACCTCTTTGAGAATCTTCTCGCAGGTAAGACGATCAAGATCTTGGTTTTCATATAAGGAGCGATAACAATCTAAATCTTTCTTAAGACTTGTTCCATTCTGGAAGTGCTTTTTAAGTAGACCAATCGCAACTTCCTTTCTTTTGGGATCGTTTTTCATAATTGCGACGGTGGCCTCGCGCACCAACGCCTCGTAAACAAAGGCACTATTTCGCTTCTTGTTATGTCTGAACTTCATCATCTTGCTCCGTTAACTTTTCTGTTGTTCCTTCTAGATCTTTAATGAGGGTGCGAACTGATTCATTAATTTGAAAAAGCTTTTTTTCTTCTGTCTCTTCTCTCAAACTATAAATAGACTGGTCTTCCTCATAAATACCCATCCCTTCGGCAGTTGGAACAAATCCTTTCCCAAGAGACTTCAGCCCATCGGCGTACCCGGGCAGTATATTTCTCATTGTAGCGCTTCCTTTCTCGGAAGCAAATTGAGATTTAGTAGACCGCGTACGTGCTCCTGCGGGACGTTTGTCTGTATGGACCGGGTGGTATACTTTGCCTTTGGCTCCCGGCGTAAGTCGCGGCGAAGACCGCGAGCCCGGAGGAACTGCGAGGAGTGATGAATCGTCTCCGGCGCCAGCTTCCGCTTCGCCGGCGGGCATTTCTTCGCCTCCGCCTAGGTCAGCCCCCATATCCATACCGCCGCCCAAGTCGGCTCCCATGCCTCCGCCCATGTCCATGCCGCCACCGAGGGCGCCGGCAGTTTCACCGGCCGCAGCGGCCTCAGCAACCTGCTGAAGGGCAGCATCATGCTTACGATCATAGTACATTTCGCGTTGGGTGCGCAGGAATTCGTCGTGAGACATTCCGAAAATGTTGTCAGCAACCCACCGACGAGAAAAGTATCCTTCGGTGGCGGCCGCGGCAATGGTGAACTTCTGATTCCAATGCTCAATTTCTTGAAGCTCTGCGATCTTGGAGGGGTTGTTGAGAGACAAGCTAAAACTGAGCAGATCATCGCCGCGGAAGCCCAGAGTATAAAGATGGATAATGCCAATCTTGGTAAGCTCTGCAATGATAACTCGCTGCAGTCTCTGGATTGTTCTCGCAAAACGCACGTCTTTTTGTGCAAGCGTGGTCTTGTCTTCTTCCGCGCCCTCACCCATGGTAAGATAAGATTGAGGAATTTTAAGAGCTGAAAACAATTTGTCCCGAAGGTACTTAATATCGTCAATGGCTGTAATATTTGAGGCGCCTGCCAACGATTCAATTGAGGTGGCGGACCCCGGTCGGATAGGAATGAAATAGTCTTCTTCGATGCTCATCGGATTATAACGCAAGTCGATGCGGCCAGTCTCGGGATTAACAATCGAGTGGCGCTTAAGCTGCGTAACAATCTTTTGCATGTATTGCTCCACATCTTGAGGCGGAACGGCGCCTACGTCAATTTTAAACACTCGGCGTTCTGAAGAGCGGATGACGCGATACGCCATCATGGCGTCCTCCATGAGAGTTAGCTGCCGCCAGATGCGGCGGGAGGCCTCAAGGATGGACGTGCCGTACGGCATATACTTATCATTACCAAGAATTCTAAAATGAGCAATCTGCCAGTTTTCAAACGTCATGCCGGCAGAGTTCCACTGGTATTGGACATAATTAGGGTTAGTGCTGTCTTGTCCCTCTAATCTCTCGACTTCCTGCGGAGGGAGCGCGATGACAGACTTCACCCCATACTTGTCATCGACGTCAAGATACAAAAAGAAGTCGCCATACTTGCACATGGTCCGACTCCAGCCAAACAGGTTGTACTGAACGTTAAGAACGTTTTCGTACAAGACTCCTAGCACNGCTTTGATTTCTTCGTTGGGGCATTTAANATTAAGCATGGGNCGCAAATCGGAATAGGTGGTCATTTCATCGGCGTAGATGTCCAAGGTAGATGCCAACTCCGGCATGTATTCCATTTGATCAAAATCAATATAGCGTTCTGAGCGGCGCTGGTTTCCAATAGCGTTGTTGGCCAGAATGTCTAACGGATTATAAAGCGTCTTTTTGAACTGCTGTCCCGAGGCTGTCTTGAAGCGAGACGAAAANTTATCTAAATGCTGTCGTCGGATCCGTCGTCCGGACTGCGAACGATAATTAATGATTGGNCCNGAAAAGAGNCTGGTTAGAGCTTTAAACAGGCTGGTTTCAGAGTTGTTGGGGTTCTTTTTTTCAATTGGCATAGGTTATCTCACTTTACAATCCACATGAATTCCTCATATGTTTCTTTAGCTTCTGTCATTTTATCAAGGATACTGTCTTTTTTGTAGCCCTCTTGTCCTTTAACTCTCGTATTAAAACGCGTACTAGTTGTAATGATTGAGTCAGCAAATGCTTTCTGATAATTGAGATCTCGGGCATTCGCTTGAATAGCGGTGTCGCGTACCCAGCATGCTATAGCAAGAGCAATGACCAGATCGTCATTGTACCCCTTCATTGCCTGAGGCTTACCATTTCTCCAAATAAATGTTTTCATTTCGTTAACAGTTCGCGTAGAATATATCTTAATTAGTTTATTTCTTATAAACTCTTCTAATTTCGCCACTATAAGCGGCCGAGTTTTCATTGAAGTGGTAAAGCCGGGGATGGCGCTATTCTGATATTCGGCTTGGTGTTGTTCAATATACTCATGTGTCGATTTAATTGAGTAATATAAATGTGGATAACCATATTCGATTAGTTTATCTAAAACTGTATATCCAATATTGTTATTTTCAACCACCATCATAGCATTTCCAAACTCTCTTCCGATTTGATTGAGCATGTTTGCAAACAAATCTGGTGTCACCTTTCCTTGGTATTCGCCAATTACTTCTAACGTTTCCAATTTAATAATATGGAAAGTGGAGTAATCCGCACCGTCCCCTCTCGCAACATCAACGACTTGTAAATAGTTGCAAGTAGCGTCGTAATCTTCCCAAATCCAAAAATTGCGATCTATGCCGGTTCGATATTTGGGTTCTTTCGTGACGGCGCGAAGCCACTCCATACACTCGGGGTCGATAACAGTTTCTCCTGACGTGTTGAAGTTACACATCAATTCTTGTGCAATTTGTCGTTTTGACATGTTCTTGGTTTCTTTTTTAAACCATTCACCATCTCTCTCTGGGTGAATATCCCACTGGAGTGTCGTAAGGTTGAAGTTATTCGTTCGCGTCTCTGCTTCAACACATGTTTTATGAAACCAATTCCCCACCCCATTGGGAGTAGAAATAGCAATGCAGCGACCACCGGTTGACAGAGTGGGATATAGTCCTGTCCATAATTCTTCTAAGCTTTCAATATGTGCGGCCTCATCAAGNACCAGCAANGAAAGNGCNTCAGAACGACCAGCGTCTCCCGAAGTGGAAGCTGCTTTGATTGAGGAGCCGTTTGAAAGCTCAAAAGATGTTCTGTTATCTACACTAATCTCAGCAATTTGTATCCACTTAGGCAGNTGCTTCATAATGCTTTTTACTTTCTTGACTAAGTTGCCTGCAGTTTGAAACTTTGTGGCCATTACAAGAATAGATTTGTCCCGATGAAATAGCATCATCCAGACGATGTAACCCGCTGTAATAGTAGAGATACCAAGCTGTCGAGCCTTTAAGACCACATTAAAACGATAGTCGTTAAATTCTTGTAGCAGTACATCTTGATAATCATACGTATCAAACAAAATTTGCCCGTGCATCGGGTGAGATATGCGGGCATACGTTGTCAGAAAGTACGAGGGATCTTTACCGCACTTTAATATTTCTTTTACTCTCTGCTTTTTGTCTAATTGAAATGTCATGCATTGTAACTATAATCTTTAAGCTTAATATAGCGGTCCCGCTGGCTCTTGGTTAGTTTCATCTCATCTTTTTCAACTCTTCTCTGACGAGCTTCCTAAGTTGTGCTTCATTATAGCTGAACTTCCGCTTATATGAGGATGGTTTTTCGCGGCGCCCAGAGGCGCCGTAGGTGATATCCTCGCCAGGCTCTTTCACATACCTAGAGTCGACTGCTTCGGGTGCTGCACGACGCGATTCTTCGCCCTGGACAAGCGCCCGCAGTTGATCTCTTATCTTTGTCATCTTATCTATATCACCCTGAGTGTACATGCTGTCACCCGAATTTATAAGCGCTTCCATTCCTTTAATAGCTTTATCGGCCATGCCTTGATAATAATCTCCCATACTGGGATCCCGCGAGGCCTCTTCCCTGGCATGCCTCGCCTCGGTACCGGTGAGCTTGCGATGGGCGTCTTGAATATCTTTTTCGGCCTGGGCCAGTGCTTCGCGGCTGGCTGCCCGGTCGGTGATGCCTTGTGCAAACTTCGCGTGTTTGCGGTCGGACTGGGCCTTGGACTGGGCGAGCCAGCGCTCCTGGCCTCCACCGAAAGTCGCGGCATAGGCCTCCTTTTCTTCTGAGGTGGCTCCCATTTCTTCATGATCAAGCAGCCCCAGCTCGGCTTTCGCCACATAGGCAACTAGATCCTCCGCGTTGTAGGCGTCTGGCTCGATGTCAAAGGTCTGGGTCTGGTCCTCGGGGCTGACGATGGTACCGACCTGCTTGAGGGTACCCATTAAGATTTCCTTTCTTCGCTCAAGTTGTTTGGCTTTCTTCGAGTCTCCCCAAAGGCCAAACGCTCCCGACTCAGACAGTCTTTCAGGATCTGAAGGGTATCTTGGATCCCTTCTTTTAATATTCTTTCGTGGCTTTCCCCATCTATAGTCTTGACTCATTTTTTATCTCCTGAATTTTTTGGTCGAGTATCGTTGCTGGGCCTTGCGCCTTTCCAGCCGCCTAAGTCGAGAAACTTTTTCCAACTCGCTTCTACAGTACTTTCGGAACCCTCTCCTACCAATACTGTCTCGCCCATTCCGCCAATCTTGTACTTCTGATAGGCGGTGGCCCAGGAGTGAACTCGTGAGGTACTCTGTACCATCACATCAATTTCACCTTCTTCCGTCAGTGAGACGGACTTGCCGGTGACTTTCTTATACTCTTCTTTCAAAAACTTGGCGATGTCTGCAACTCGCTGTTCCATCTTGCTTTCAAAATCTTTGGCATACACTTCCTTTAGCTGAAGTTCTGTCTGATAACTCACACAGAGTAAAGGCCCCATAAACCGAATGTTAAATCCGTCCATGACGCGTCGGTCAATTAAGGGATTGCCTTCTTCCCGCTTTAAACCAGCGGTGCGGACCTCTCCATCGGGAGAAAAACTTTCGATGTGCGTACCATCGTATGCATTTGCGGCCGCTTGCGCAAGCCCCTGAATTACCTCTAAAACTGTAACTGAACTTTTAGCCATTATCGGGTCTCCATCCTTTTAACCATCTCTCTTCTCTATGTTCGACATATTGAATGTAGCAATGATGGCAACAATCAAATTTGACGAGACA